GGCATAGAATGCAGCCGTTCGATAATACCAGACTTTATTATTACGGGTAAAACTCATTCTTCTTTGGATGTTGTAAAAAGATTGAAAGATGACGGGCATTTTATTTTCAACCACACATTTTCGCACAACATTTCTGCAGACATGACATATGATGAGGTTATGCAAGATTACGAAAAAGCGGCAAGGTGGATGATACGCAACGGATTCAAAGATGGTTCGAGGATATTGAGTAATCCGTCAGCCGCCTATCCTACAACACGGTATTTGGCGCAAATGAACTCTTCGGCAAAAATGATCTACCACCATTGGGCGGGAGAGGGTCTTACGGATAAATATATGATAAGTTATCCAGAATATCCAATGACCCGACTGTTGAACATTACGGCACTTGATTCGCAAGTTAAAATAGACAATGTTCAGGAGGGTATTGGATATATGGTTGAGAGTGTAAGACAAGCGGTAGAATGTGGTGGTTTGGCTGTCTTGGGATTTCACGGCGAATCTTGGGATAACCGTTTGAAAGATGCAACATATCCAAACAATGGTGATGGATGGAAAGCATTGATTGACCAATTATCTCAAATTGAAAATGTCACATTCTACACGATTGAGGATATTTTGGAAGGATTATATTTATAAAAGCTCACTTAATTCCCTTCCGTATTAGGTATGTTATTCACATTTTATAAGAAGCAATTATGAAATACATTGTATTCCCTACAGAGAAACTGGACGAGATACCGCAAGAGATGCTCGACGAACTGCACCTGACCCCACGAAAGAGCGTTGACGGTACTCAGGTGATCATGAAGATAGTTCATTACGAAGCTCTTTTTCCGTCCATTATGACCTTGCCATTATTGGACGAAGAAGAAAAAACGGAAAATCCGATTTATCCTTATCCTACCTACGAAGGCGAAGAGCTGAATACTTTATTGTCCGGTCCGGAGTGGTCATCAAGTGAAAGTATCATATGAAATCTCTCCCTTGGATATTAGTCTGCCTGCTTGTATGCGTGGTCGTGTGGATGCGTTGTAATCCGCACGATCCTTCGACTGTCTATGTAAAGGGAGATACGATAAGAGTAAGGGACACTATAGTTGACATCGTGCTTATGCCGGTAAAGGAGACCTTAAAGCGTACCGATACGGTGTATTTACCGATAATAGTAGATACCACTACCGACAGAACCGTAGAAGGCGACTCGGTTCCGGTGATTATACCGATTACAATCAAGGAGTATAAGACTGATAATTACCGTGCAATAGTTAGCGGTTATAAGCCCAGCCTTGACTTTATGGAAGTCTACGGAGAAAAGGAAATCATCACTCTTAAACCGAAGCAAAAACGCTGGGGCCTTGGCCTGCAATTTGGATACGGCTATCCCGGTGGATTGTATGTCGGTGGTGGAGTAAGTTATAATTTATTTATGTGGTAATACCGGCACTATCTTCACAGACCGTTTCCGGTATGAAAAGTTTAAGTTGTATTTATATAACAATTTCCATTGGAAAAAGGTTTATTAAGAAAGGAGGACAAAATGAGACATTAATTGATTATTAAGCACTAAGTTATCCGGTAAAGTAGAAGGCCGGTTATCATAACAAATGTAACTCTTTTGGGGGATAGAGTAAAAAAAAGAACCCCCAACACTGAAAGTTGACGCCAATCGAACTTTTTAGCATACCAAAAGCATACATAGGTAGTGTCGGGGGTATAATATCCTTAACATTCCTATATATGCTTTTGTTTATTTGGTACTGAGTACGATTGGCAAAGGCAAAAGTACAACAAAAAATTAAATTACTATGTGTAAGTCAGAGATTTTTGCCGAGATTCTAAATATTGTTGGAAAAGAAACTGAAGTTTCTACTGAATTGATCCTTTCATCAAGTAAAGTTACTGAAGTTGTTGACGCCCGTTCTATTGTAGTATTCTTCCTCACTGAATACGGGCTATATCCTGAACAAATAGCGACTTTGCTTCACAAGACATCCGCTAGTATCCGTTATCTTATATCTACTTTTGAAAGCCGTAAACTGGCAAACAAAATGATTGCAATATATCTGCAAAATATTCGCAAATCGCTTGAAAATGAGCTCTGATTTATGCAGTCCCTATTATATACTTTTGTGATGCGGTTGATATTGACCGTAATAAAAAAGTATAAATCTCTATGGAAAGAACGTACGTTTTTAACCAGGACGGTGGAGCGGCTTCAGGAAACGGTCTGCTTGCTTCTATTCTTCCGTCTTTGCAAAACAGAGGAGTTGACACCGGTTACCTGATGGGGCTGCTTGGAGGCGGCAATGGCAACGGTGGCTTCTTTGGTAACAATGGTGGTTTTCAAGACATCATTGCGCTTATTGTGATTGCAGCTATTTTCGGAAATGGTAATTTCGGCTTTGGCGGCAATAATAATCAGGGAGCGAACGAAGGAAGGGAGATGATTATGCAGACACTTAACCGAAACGGTGTCGACATTGCATCACTGGCACAAGCCGTGAACACTTCTTCCGATCAAATCCTTGCCGGTATTAACTCCGTATCACAAGCAATCTGTGGGCTTGGTAATCAAATGGGTCAGAACACCAACAGCATCCTTACTGCAATCATGCAGGGCAACAACGCTCTGACATCTCAAATCTGTAGCTGTTGCTGCGACATGAAACAGCTTGTAACCACACAAGGATATGAGAGCCAGCTTGCGATGTGCAACCAGACTAATACATTAGTCAACACAGCCAACCAAAATACGCTTTCTTTGCGTGACAGTGCTACTGCCAACACTAATGCTATCCTTGCCAAGTTGGATGCAATCCAGAATCAGGCATTGCAGGATAAGATTGCATCTCTTACTGCGGAAAAGGCAACTCTTACTGCAGAAATCTCCCAACGCAATCAGAATGCAACAATTTTGAACGCAGTAGGTCAACAGATTGCTCCTCTTGCAGCCGGATTACAAGCATTGCAAAGCGATGTTGATGGAATCAAATGCAAGTTACCCAACACGGTTCCGGTTCAATACCCTAACATTGTTGGTGTAAACATGGATACTTACCGTGCGGCTGCTTTCGGTGCTTATGCCGGTGACGCAGCATACGGACGTGGCGGATGCGGTTGTAATAACTACTGGGGTTGATCCGGTAAGAAAGGAGGTAGCTATGTGGCCTAACTTTTTTACAGGATTTCCCTTTCTGTTTCCGACACTCGGAAGGAATAATAACAACACCCTTCCGACAGTAGGTGTAACGGTCGGCACGGAGAATGTGACATTAGAACTTCCCAATCATGCATTCCGCAACAGGGATTATGTCGGAGGGTTCTATGTCAATCTTCGTCAGGCGATCCCTGCTGGTACGACTGCAACACTTCCGATACTGATAGGGACTAACGGGGACACAAGACCGTTGATGGCTTATAACAACGAGCCTGTAACAGTCGCTAACCTAGCTGGTACAGGTATCTACGAAATCCATTATAACAAGTATACAAACGAATTGTATCTGGTAAATGGAGGATATAGACCGACTACTCCGGCGGCTCCAACTTCGGAAGCGGTAGCGGCAAAAAGTAAGTAAAACACGGGCTATCGTGTAATGCGGTAGCCCTATAAAATCAATCACTATGTTTCAATCGTTAAGAGCAAATAATCAGTTGTATATTCTTCATAAGGATGCGAATCCTTATATTGAAATAGGATCAGTAGTCAGTGTTTCGGCTCCGAAACCCAAGTACCCTATGCCTACTCCTATTGGTCAAATTCCCCAGACGGAAATGGTTGTGGATATTGTAATTAACATAAACGGACAAAACACAACCTTTCAGAATCTTCCGGCAGGAGGAGACATTGCGGATTTTGGACAGAACGGTAATATTGTATTATCCTGTTCCCGTGATGCAATGAACTCGGAGGTCACATCTATGAAACAGAAAAGCATTGATATTCTGAACAGCATAGATTTTCATCAAAGCGTAATTACCGGCTGCGACAAGATGCTAACCGTTCTTAACCCGGAATTTGCCGAAAAGCAAAGACAGGAGCAGGAAATAGCATCATTAAAAGGCCAAATGTCCGAAATGAGCAAGAATATGGCGGACCTTATGGAAATGAATAAACGGCTGATGGAACAACTTGGAACGAAGGAGACATCTAAAAACAGTAAATAATATGGGAATGTGGACAATTAGAGAAGAGCATGATGGATATGATCGTGACTTCGGAATGAGAGGAAGAAACGAGGTTGAAGAAGCCTATCGTGAAGGCTGCCGTCATGGTTATGAAAAGGCTATGAGTGAAATGCGTGGCGGTGGAATGGGATTCCGTGATAATGGACGTTATGACGGTGACGGCATGAACGAACGTCGTATGCCTGGCTATTTCCCTGAATCCCCTATGTACGGAGATATGGGAGAGCGCAGACGCAGACGCTCAAACGGTGAGTTCTATTAATCGTATGAGGGGAGAAATCCCCTCTTATTCTAAAAAGCAATTAATTATGGGACAAAGACTAGATACGTATGACAAGATGCCGCCGGCAATGAAAAATTATCTGTCATTATACGGTTGGCACTTCTCTAAGAAGATGTGTGAATGGGCTGTTTCTAAAATGGAGGTTGAGAACAAGACTACCAAGCAGGAGGAAAAGCTCGTTCCGATCAAAAAGGAAGAGGTGGAGGAGCTTCTGAAGAAATACGGAATTAAACTGGAGAAAGACGCCGGGTACGATTGCGTATATGTAGCCAATATGGCGAAAGCTGATTATTATAAGAGTTCCATCATGGATGAAGCCCATCTGGCGTTATTTGTGAAGGATTATATAGATGATCCAGACGGATATGACGGACTTCCTTTTACCCGTTTCTATGCAGATTGCATCGGAAGCGGCACACCTATAATATGGGATGATATGCTCTGATTATGATAGTTCAGGATTTCTACATACCGAAATATGATTGGAGAGTTAGGGTGTATTATGCCGTAACGACTTACTGGACCAGTGAGATTCTGTGCGAACTTCACCGTATCGGTTGTAGAGGGGAGGATTTCAAACAAGCGTACAGAAACCTCTCTTCCGGGGCTCTCAATACCGGTCTTACTTATTCGGACTTTGAGGACCGTGAGACTGTTATGGTAATTGCTCTCACTTCTTCCCCGGGAGAGTTCCAAAACTCATGGGACCACGAAAAAGGGCACTTGTGCCGGCATATCTCACAGGTGTTCAATATTGATCCCTATGGGGAGGAAGCCCAATATCTTTCCGGCGAGGTAGGTCAGAAGATGTTCCCAATAGCGAAGAACTTCTTGTGTGAACATTGCAGGAAAAACTTATGTCGAAGATATTAAGGGGCATTTTGTTAGAAATATATGTAACAGGCGAAAATGAGAGAAAAAGACTACATAGATGATTTGATTTCACAGGCCGACGACCGGTATCACTCGGATTTCTGCCGGCTCCTGCTTGTGATGCTATGGAACGCCTAGAAAGGTGGTTGTATTGGCTGATTCCCTTTGTGATTATTGCGAGGGTTATATTGTTATGTATATAAAATATATTAGATTTTGAATTATATTTGTTTGAAATAAAAAGATTATATATCTTTGTGTACACCAATTTTATAATATATGACAGCGATAGTTGGAGTTTTAAATAAACATGCAGTTGCTGTAGCTGCGGATAGCGCAGCAACAATAAATGGAACATTAGGACGTAAAGTACTAAATCAAGCCAATAAAATAATAACAATATCCAAATATCATCCCATAGCGGTAATGATATATAGTTCTTCGTCTTTTTTAGGGACTCCTTGGGATGTGATTGTCAAACTATATAGGGACAATTTAAAAGAAAAGGATTTTAATTCTGTTTCGGATTACATTTCGGATTTCATTAAATTTTTATCTGATAATTCTTTCTTCTGTAGTGAAGGTTTCCAAAGAAAAGTCCTTCGTATGCATATTTTTAGGCTTTATCAAGATATAGAAAGAAAGGCGATAGCTATAATTGGTGGGGAAGTCACAGACTCTAATAAGCCTTATCTTTTTAAAACGATTAAAGACGAATTATCTTCTTTAAAAGAAAAATTGGATAAATCAGAACCTTGTGAAGGGTTAAAATCATACACCTTTGAAAAATTTGAAAAGTACTCTATAGATATACTTGATGAATTATATAATTATATCGTAAATCATACAGGAGCTTCTCCGGAATTATACGAGCATGCAAAACAAACAGCTTTTTCATTTTTGAAGTCTAGTTTCAATCTGTTAGGATATACAGGATTGGTATTTGTTGGTTATGGTAAATTTGATATTTTCCCATCATTAAAATCTATCAATGTTTCAACAGCTTTTGATGGTTTTTTGAAATACTCTTATGACAAACAGTCAGAAGCAGTTATATCAGAAAATAATATGGCTGCGATTTGCCCTTTTGCTCAAACTGATGTTATGGAGACCATTTTGACAGGTATCGATCCCAGTGTTAAGCACTTTGTAAGTGACCTGTTTTTTAAATCGTTAAACGCATATTCAACGCTAGTCTCTAATACGATAAAAGCAAATAATGGAGATTCAATATTATCTACAGCCATAGAAAAGCTGGATATTTCAGGAATAAGAAAAGTATTTGATGAAGCTATAAATAATATAATTGGTAAACAATATATTTCCCCACTTGTTGATACTGTAGCCTACTTAGAGAAGGAAGATATGGCAGAAATGGCAGAAAGTCTTATTTCCCTAACTTTCTTAAAAAGACGGATGATGTCTTCTGAGGAAACCGTAGGAGGACCTGTTGATGTCGCGATAATATCAAAGAGTGACGGTTTTGTTTGGATTAAAAGAAAACATTATTTTCAACCAGATTTGAATCATCATTTTTTCTCAAACTATTATATAAAATGACGTATG